GTCGCCGCTCGTGATGTCGGCGACGTAGGTGACGTCGCGGAACTCGTCGGCCTGGTCGGCGAGGATAACTCCGCCGACTGACTGGATCGCCACTCCGTACTTGCGGGAGAGCGCGGTCAGTTCAGCGACGAACTGGTCATAGTTGGCTTCGGTGGTCGGGTTGGTGATGACGGCGGCCATGTCGATTTCCTCAGGCGGCGAGTTCTTCTTCGATGATCTCGCAGTGAATCACGAAGCCTGTCAGGTAAGGCAGGCCGCGCGGGATGCCGTACTCCTTGCTGGTCTGACGGCCAGTCGTCCAGCCCATCCAGCGGGTGACCGCCGCGTCGACCGCTTGCTTGATGGTCTGGCTCCTGAGCATCTCGTTGAGCACGTCGTCGGCAAAATGCCGCCCGTGGCGGCTGTCGAGGAAGGCCCTGACCGATTCGAGGGGCTGGCAGGTGGCGTCCGAGATTGCGGTCATCGCGATGGGCCAGGCGGCTTGGGCGTTGTCGTTCATCGTGCCCCAAAAGCCCCAGGCATCGTTTTGGGTGGCGGGATTTGCTTGGTGGTGGTCATCGTTGTCTCCTTCGGGTTGATCGTTGCGACACCCGTATGAACGCGCTGTTCGATTGAGAAGCCAAGCGCTTTCTGCATCATTTTCAACCCTCGATGGCAATGCCGACGTTAACGACCGTAGGCGCTGCCCGAGGGGTCGACGTACAGGGTCTTGCGATTCTCGGCCTTGACTTCGACGACGTGCCGAGTGGTTTGGTCGGGGTACCCGCCCTTGCCGGCCAGCCAGTCGCGATCCTGCAGCAGCGTGCCGGCGAAAACGTCGTACTCGGCGGTGGTCAATTCGCGGGTTTCGCTGATCAGCACCGGTTCCGGGCGTTCGTCGTAGGGCGTGGCCGACAACACCTCCTGCAGGTCGACGGGCTTGCGCGTAAAGCGAACCAGGAGTGGGCTGGTTTGGTGGGCGGTTTCGGTGTTCATGGTGGTTGCTCCTGGTTGCGTTGATGACAGTCGTATGAACGCGCTGATCAATCGGGAAGCCAAGCTATTTCGAGGGTCGCTTTGGGGTGGCGTGGATATGCCGCCACCCCATCTCGAAATCAACCGACTCGGTAGATGCGCTCGCCGCCATCGGGCTTTTCCGAGGTGATGGTGAGCCCGAGTTTCTTCTTGAACGCCCCGGCAAAGGTGCCGCGCACCGTGTGGGCCCGCCAGCCGGTGGCCGCGCAGATCTGGTTGATGGTGGCCCCCTCCGGGCGCTGCAGCATCTGGATCACGGCGGCCTGCTTGCTGTTCTCGCGGGTGCGTGGCTTGCCCTCGACGCCGACCTTGAGCAGGCGCTTGGCCGCGCCCTGATTTTCTTGCGCCCAGTTGGCCTCTGCGGCCGACACGGCGGCCTCGACCTCGGGGTCGGGGTGGATGGTGGCCGGCGTCGGCCGGGCGCGCCCCAAGGCGTCGTAGCCTTCGGCGGCGACGAACCAGTCGGTGCTGTCGCGGGTGATCAGGGCTCTGTTGAACAGACCTTCGAGCACCTTGGTGCGGGCACCGCCTTTGATGTTGTCGGGGAACCATTCGATCTTGCCGGCGGTGTGCTCGATGGCGTAGGCCAGGATCGCGTGCTGGGCAGGGGTCAGTTGGATGGTGGTCATTTGATGCTCCTTCGTGGTGGTTGATGGTGTGGTCATGAACGCGCTGTTCGAGAGTGAAGCCAAGCGCTTTCCGCTTCTTTTTCAGTCCCGCTTCGCGGTCTGCCGGCCCGCCTCGTAGGCGGCCATCAGAGCGCTCTTGACACCCCAGACGCTGACCTCGTGGAAGTCCAGGCGGTCGCTGTTGCGGGTTTCCAGGGTTTCGATGAACAAGTGATCCAGTGCGATCTGCTGCAGTTGCTGGTCGAGGTCTTTGGCGGCTTGCTTCGTCATGTTTTTCACCTTGTGGCGTCGTTGATGGTGATGGCATGAACGCGCTGTTCCGAAGTGAAGCCAAGCGCTTTCTGCCCGGCTTTGCCGATTTATTTCCGGCCTTCCTGGAGCACACGGATGCCCTCGTGCGCCAGCGTCAGTGCAGCGGTTTGAAACGCGAGGTGCGCCACCCCGGGTGCATCGCGGGCATCGTCGATGAGTTCGTCGACCACCGGCTTGGCCTTGGCGCGCATCGCCGCGCAGGCATCGTCCAGTTGCGCAGTCGAGGCGTTGCGCACGTCCGGGTATAGGCGGATGAGCAGAGTCAAGGCAGCGTCGCCGAGTTTCTTGCCCAGGGTGTCGATGGGGTTGGGTTTCATGTTCGTCTCCTTCGATGTGGTTGATGACGAACGTATGAACGCGCTGTTCAAACCCGAAGCCAAGCTCAATCTGATCGAGAGCCGCGCCAATGCTTGATGGAGATCATGGGACTGTCGATTCGCGCCTACGCCCGGCACCGAGGGGTGTCGGACACCGCCGTGCACAAGGCCATTCGTGCCGGGCGGATCACGCCGGAGGCCGATGGCAGCATCGACCCGGACAAGGCCGACCGGGACTGGGCGAAGAATTCCGACACGCCCAAGGAGGGCACCAAGCGCCGGGCTGAAACGGTTGCGGTCAAGGAGCCTGCTGGTGAGCCGGTCGCCCCGGCATTGAATGCTGGCGGCACGTCGCTGCTGCAGGCACGCACCGTCAACGAGGTCGTTAAGGCGCAGACCAACAAGGTGCGCCTGGCACGCCTCAAGGGCGAACTGGTCGACCGGCCACAGGCCATCGCGCACGTCTTCAAGCTGGCGCGGACCGAACGGGATGCCTGGCTCAACTGGCCGGCGCGCATCTCGGCACAGATGGCGGCGAAGCTCGGGGTCGATGTCCACGCGCTGCACGTCGCGCTGGAAACCGCCGTGCGCGAGCACTTGCAGGAACTGGGCGATGTCCGCCCACGGGTGGATTGATGCTGGATGCTGATTACGAGGGCGGGCTCGACATCGAGCGCGCTTGGCGGGAAGGATTGACGCCCGATCCCTTGCTCACGGTGTCCGAGTGGTCAGATCGTCACCGGATGCTGTCCAGCAAGGCATCGGCAGAACCGGGCCGCTGGCGCACCAGCCGCACGCCGTACCTGAAGGCGATCATGGACTGCCTGTCGCCGATGTCGGCGGTAGAGCGGATCGTGTTCATGAAGGCGGCGCAGCTCGGTGCGACCGAGATGGGCAACAACTGGATCGGCTACGTAATCCATCACGCGCCCGGGCCGATGATGGCCGTGTCGCCCACGGTGGAAATGGCCAAGCGTAATTCCAAGCAGCGGATCGACCCGCTGATCGAGGAGTCGCCGGTGCTGGCCGAACTGATCGCCCCGGCCCGGAGCCGCGATGCCGGCAACACGATTCTGGCGAAGGAGTTTCGCGGCGGCGTGCTGGTGATGACAGGCGCGAACAGCGCGGTGGGCCTGCGCTCGATGCCGGTGCGCTACCTGTTTCTGGACGAGGTCGATGGTTATCCGTCGGACGTCGATGGCGAAGGCGATGCGATTTCGCTCGCCGAGGCGCGCACCCGCACCTTCGCGCGGCGCAAGATTTTCATCGTCTCGACGCCGACCATCGCCGGCGCGAGCAGCATCGAGCGGGAGTATGAAGCCAGTGACCAGCGCCGCTACTTCCTGCCGTGCCCCCACTGTTCGCACCGGCAGTGGCTGCGCTTCGAGCAACTGCGCTGGGCGAAGGGGCAGCCCGAGACGGCGGCCTATGTGTGCGAGGCGTGCGATAAGCCGATCCCGGAGCAGCACAAGACCTGGATGCTGGAGCACGGCGAATGGCGGGCACTGGTTCCGGAGAACGGGGCCAAGACCGCCGGCTTCCACCTATCGTCCCTGTACAGCCCGGTGGGCTGGCGCAGTTGGCGGGAGATTGCCGCCGCCTGGGAGAGCGCAGTGAACAAGGAATCCGGATCGGCGGCGGCCATCAAGACTTTCAAGAACACGGAACTCGGCGAGACCTGGGTCGAGGAAGGCGAAGCCCCCGACTGGCAGCGCCTGATCGAGCGGCGTGAAGACTACCTGGTTGGGCGCATTCCGACCGGCGGCCTGTTGCTGGTGGGCGGTGCCGACGTGCAGAAGGATCGCATCGAGGCCTCGATCTGGGCCTTCGGGCGCGGCAAGGAATCCTGGCTCGTCGAGCACCGCGTGCTGATGGGCGACACCGCCCGCGACGCGGTGTGGAAGCGGCTCGGCGAATTGATCGCCGAAACGTGGTCGCACGAGTCGGGCACGCAATTGCCGCTCGCCCGGTTTGCGCTCGATACCGGCTTCGCCACGCAGGAGGCCTACACCTTCGTGCGGCTGGTACGCGATCCCCGCGTGATGGCGGTCAAGGGTGTGCCCAAGGGCGCGGCCCTGGTCGGGACGCCGACGGCGGTCGACCTTTCGCAGGGCGGCAAAAAGCTGCGCCGGGGCATCAAGGTGTTCTCGGTCGCCGTCGGCATCGCCAAGCTGGAGTTCTACAACAACCTGAGGAAGAGCGCCGACGTGCTGGAGGACGGTGTCACCCTGCGTTACCCCACCGGCTTCGTGCATCTGCCCAAGGTCGATGCCGAATTCGTGCAGCAACTGTGCGCCGAGCAGCTGATCACCCGGCGCAACCGCAACGGCTTCGCCATCCGCGAGTGGCAGAAGATGCGCGAGCGCAACGAAGCCCTGGACTGCTACGTGTATGCCCGTGCGGCGGCGAGTGCCGCCGGCCTCGATCGCTTCGAGGAGCGGCACTGGCGCGAACTGGAACGACAGATCGGACTCTCGCCGCCCGGCGATCCCGATCCGCAAATCGAGCAACCCACCGAGGCCACCCAACGCGGTGGCCTCGCTGTTTCTGGAACCCCGAGAACTGGCCGGCCCGCACGTCAATTGATTCGTAGCCGCTGGTTCAGTTGATCACCACCACTGGAGAACCCCACCATGAGTCTGCAAACCCAACTCAACAGCTTCGTCCTGCGCGTCGCCGAGGAATTCAACACTGTCAAGGGACGCACGGGCACGCTGACGGCGCTGTCCACCACCGACAAGTCGAGCCTGGTGGCGGCGATCAACGAACTGAAGGCCGCGATCATCACGGCAGTGGCCATCGACGACCTGACGGTTGCCACGACCAGCACCTACTCCTCGTCGAAAATCGTCTCGGTGCTCGACGCCCTCAAGGCCGACATCTTGGGCGGTGCCGACCCGGCCTACGACACTCTGCTGGAACTCCAGCAGGCGCTGCAGAACGACCAGACCGGCATCGCCGCGCTGACCGCCGCCATCGACAAGCGCGTGCGCTTCGATGCCGCGCAGACCCTGACCGTTCCCGAGCAGACGCAAGCCCGAGACAACATCGGCGCCGTGGCCGCCACCGACATCGGCGACACCGCCACCGACTTCGTCGCGATCTTCAACGCCGCCCTGGTGTAAGTGATGAGCCTCGTCGCCCAACTGTCGGCGCTCGCCACCCGCATCGGCACCGAGATCAAGGGACTGATTCGCCCCGAGCATCCCGGGCTCGCCCGCGCCTGGGTGAATTTCGGCTACGTGGGCGGGGCGATCCAGCTTCGCGCCGCCTACAACGTCGCCTCGGTGACCCGCTTGGGGACAGGCCGCTACCGCATCGACTTCGAGACGCCGTTTCCCGATGCCAAGTACTGCTGGGTCGCCACGGGCAGGAGCAACACCGCGACGGGAACCATCCGTTTCGCGGCGGCCCGTGGCACCACTGATGGCAAGACCGCCGAATACCTCGAACTGGTCTGCACCAGCTCGGCAGCGTCGCTGGCCGACACACCCGAGATCAGCCTGGTGGTCTATCGATGAGCACGCCGACCTACACCGAGGTGCAGTTGCAGGTCCTGCGCGATGCGCTGGCCCGTGGTGAGAAGCGCGTGACCTTCGGCGACAAGACCGTCGAGTACCGCACCGTCGAGGAACTGAAGCAGGCCATCGCCGAGGTCGAAGTCGCGATGCACAAGGATGCCGTGGCTACCGGCTTGTATCCGCGTGCACCGCGCCAGATCCGCGTGACCACCGGGAAGGGCTTCTGATGAGCTGGTTCGGAACCATCAAACGCCGGGTTTTCGGGGGCACGCCCACCTATGATGGTACGGGCAGCGGTCGGCGCACGCTCGCCTGGGCGGTGGCCAACCCCGGTGCTGTGGCAGCGCTTGCCTACACGCAGGAGCAGCTGCGCGCCAAGAGCCGCGACCTCGTTCGGCGCAACGCCTGGGCTGCCGCCGGCATCGAGGCCTTCGTGGCCAACGCCATCGGCACCGGTATTAAGCCGCAAAGCATGGTGGACGACGTGTCCCTGCGTGAAGCCATCCAGCGCCTATGGTGGGACTGGTGTGAGAGCGCCGATGCAGCAGGCCTCACCGACTTCTACGGGCTGCAGTCGCTTGCCTGCCGGGCGATGCTGGAGGGTGGTGAAGCGATCGTGCGGCTGCGCTGGCGGCGTCCCGAGGATGGGCTGCCGGTGGCGCTGCAAGTCCAGGTGCTGGAGGCCGAACATCTGCCGCTCGCCATGAACCGTGAGCTGCAAAACGGAAACTCTGTCCGCGCCGGCATCGAATTCGACCGGTTGGGGCGGCGGGTGGCCTACCACCTGTATCGCTCGCATCCGAACGACGGCGGTCTCGCGCCCATGTCCGGGGCCGGAGGTGTCGAAACGGTTCGTGTGCCGGCCGAGGAAGTAATCCATCTGTTCCGACCGCTGCGGCCGGGCCAGATCCGGGGTGAGCCATGGCTCGCCCGTGCCCTGGTGAAGCTGAACGAGCTCGACCAGTACGACGACGCGGAACTGGTGAGGAAGAAAACCGCGGCGATGTTCGCGGGGTTCATCACTCGGCTCGCCCCCGAGGACAACCTGATGGGCGAGGGACTGTCGGACGCCAATGGCGTGGCACTGGCCGGGCTCGAACCCGGCACCCTGCAGATACTGGAGCCAGGCGAGGACATCAAGTTCTCCGCGCCGGCCGACGTCGGCTCCTCCTACGCCGAGTTCATGCGCCAGCAATTCCGGGCAGTGGCGGCCGCGATGGGCATCACCTACGAGATGCTCACAGGCGATCTCACCCAAGTGAACTACTCATCGATCCGCGCCGGCCTACTGGAGTTCCGCCGCCGCTGCGAAGTGATCCAGCATGGCGTGATCGTGCATCAGTTGTGCCGACCGATCTGGCGTGCCTGGATGGATCAGGCAGTGCTCGAAGGTTCGCTGACGCTTCCTGGATACAGCCGTCGTCGGCGTGAGTACCAAGTGGCCAAGTGGATTCCACAGGGCTGGCAATGGGTCGACCCGCAGAAGGAGTTCAACGCCATGAAGCTCGCCATCCGCGCCGGCCTCACGAGTCGCTCGGAGGCGATCTCGGCCTACGGCTACGACGCCGAGGATGTCGATCGGGAGATCGCGACTGACAACGCCCGCGCCGATGCGCTGGGCCTTGTCTTCGATTCCGATCCGCGCCACGACCAGGCACCGGCTGCCGCGCCGCCTCCACAAACCGAACAACCCACGGAGTAACCCATGCTGCCACATCTCGCCTCCCGGATCTTCGGGACGCCGCTGCTCGTCCATCGCGCCAAGCTCGACGTGATCCTGTCAGCCCTCGGCCCGCGATTGGGAATCGAACATCCGATCGCGGCCGATCCTCCCGAACTGCTGGCGGCAATGCCAGCAGCGCGCTCAACCCTGCCGGGGGCTGTCGGCATCGCCGTAATTCCGATCCACGGCACCTTGGTGAAACGCGCCCTGGGGCTGGAGGCTGCCTCGGGACTGACCAGCTATCAGGACATCGGCGCGATGCTCGACGGGGTGCTGGCCGATCCGAGCGTTACCGGCATTTTGCTGGATGTCGATTCGCCGGGTGGCGAGGCCTCGGGCAGCTTCGAGATCGCCCGCCGCGTGCGCGAGGCCGCCGCCGTGAAACCGGTCTGGGCCGTGGCCAACGATGCCGCCTTCTCGGCCGCCTACGCCATCGCATCTTCCGCCGAACGCATCGTCGTCACCGAAACCGGCGGCGTCGGCTCGATCGGCGTGATTGCGCTGCACATCGACCAGTCGGTGAAGGACGCCAACGACGGCTACCGCTACACGGCCATCACGGCTGGCCGGCACAAGAACGACTTCTCGCCGCACGAACCGCTCACCGATACCGCGAAGGGCGAACTCCAAGCCGAGGTGGATCGCCTCCACGACATCTTCGTCGGCCACGTGGCCGCCATGCGCGGATTGCCGGAAATGGCGGTGCGCGCCACCGAGGCAGCCCTCTACTTCGGTCCGAACGCCACGACCGCCGGTCTGGCCGATGCCGTCGGAACGCTGGAGGCGACGCTCACCGAATTCTCGATTTACCTCAGCTCCCGAGGCCGCAAGGCGCCCCCGACTCGGGCAGTTGCACGACACGGGGCGATGCACTTACAGGAGGACGATATGTCTGCTGAAGAAACTCAAATGGAAATGATCGGTGTTGATCAGGCAGCCGTCCTGGTTGCCGAGGCCCGCCGCGAAGTCACCCAATCCGCTCAGGCCATTGCCGAGCTATGCCTGATCGCCGGCTGCCCCGACAAGGCCGCAGCATTCATTGCGGAAGGCAAGGGCGAGGCGGAGGTGCGCCGAGTGTTGTGTGAGGGCAAGGCCACCCGGTCGGAAGCCACGCCCATCCACTCGACCATCACGCCGGAAGCCGGCACCGAAGTCTCTGAGCGCCCCGAGGCCTCGCCCGTGGTCGCCGCCGTCAAGAAACTCATTCACAAGGAGTAAGACATGCCTGTCATCACCCAGAGCAAGAATCTCGGCGACCTCTTGAAGTACGAGGCGTCGAACCTCTATTCCCGCGAGGCCGTCACCGTGGCCGCCGGCCAGAACCTGCAACTCGGCACCGTACTCGGCAAGAAAACCGCCGACGGCAAGCTGTACGCCCTGGCCCCGGCCGCGACCGATGGCACCGAAACTGCCGTGGGCGTGCTCGCGGTCGACACCGACGCCACGTTGATCGATCGCGACGATGGCATCGCGGTGTCACGCCATGCCATCGTCGCGCGCAATGCCCTGATCTGGCCGGCCGGCATCACCGCGCCGCAGAAGATGGCAGCGGAAGGGCAACTCGTGGCGATCGGCATCCTGGTGCGCGACGCAGCCTGATCCGAGTCATTCCTTCATTCCCAAGAAACCCGCCATCCGGCGGGTTTCGTCATTCTGGAGATCCAAAATGCAGAACCCCTTCGACAATCCCGGCTTCTCGATGGCGAGCCTCACTACGGCCATCAACATCATTCCCAACCGCTACGGTCGCATCGAGCAGTTGGGCCTTTTCCCGGCCAAGCCGGTGCGTACCCGCCAGATCATCGTCGAGGAATACGCCGGGCGGCTGAACCTGCTGCCCACGAAACCGCCCGGCTCGCCGGGCACCGTGGGCGAGCGCGGCACCCGCACCCTGCGTTCCTTCATCATCCCGCACATTCCGCACGACGACGTCGTGTTGCCCGAGGAGGTGCAGGGCATCCGCGCCTTCGGCTCCGAAACCGAGATGGAAGCCATCTCTGGTGTCATGGCGCGGCACCTGGAGACGATGCGGAACAAGCATGCGATCACTCTGGAGCACCTGCGCATGGGCGCGCTCAAGGGGCATATCCTGGACGCCGACGGCAGCACCATCTACGACCTCTACGCCGAGTTCGGCCTCTCCCAGACGTCGATCAACTTCGACCTCGCCAACGTCAACAGCGACATCAAGGGCCACTGCTACGACGTGCTCTCCGAAATCGAGGACAACCTCAAGGGCGAGTTCATGACCGATGTGCATGTGCTCTGCTCGCCACAGTTTTTCCGGGCGCTCACCACCCACAAGACGGTCAAGGAGTCCTACACCAACTGGCAGCAAGGGGCGATTCTGATCAACGACGTGCGCTCCGGCTTCACCTTCGGCGGCATCACCTTCGAGGAGTATCGCGGCCAGGCGAGCGACGTGAATGGCACCGTGCGCAAGTTCATCGCCCCAGGCGAGGCGCATGCCTTCCCGCTGGGCACGGTGGACTCCTTTGCCACCTACTTCGCGCCGGCAGACTTCAACGAGACGGTGAACACCCTCGGCCAGTCACTCTATGCCAAGCAGGAACCCCGCAAGTTCGAACGCGGCACGGATCTGCACACGCAGTCCAACCCGCTGCCGATGTGCCACCGCCCCGGTGTGCTGGTGAAGCTGACGAGCGCCTGATGGTCAGCATGACCGATCTGTATGACGCAGCCGCCCGCGCGGGGCTGCTCACTCCCGTCAAGGTCGGCGCCCTGATCGTCGAGTGTGGTTTCCGGGCACCCGACGAAACGGTGCTCGACGGTCTGGCGCTCAGCCGCGACTACACGATCGAGTTTCCGACCGAGCGTCTTCTGCTCGCCGTCGGGGATACGGTTGAGATCGCAGGCCAGCCCTACCGCGTGCGCGAGGTCGTGGCATTGCGCGACGGCAGTGAATGCCGGGCGCGCCTTGCCCGGCTGTGAGTCGATCAGGGGCCGATCTTGATCCAGCGGTTCCAGAGCATGCGGCTGATGGTGGCATTCACGGCCTGGCGGTCGAAGCGCTCCGGATCGAAATCCAGTCCGGCCCATTCCTGGAAGGACTTGGTTTCGTCGCCGTAGGGATCGTCTTCCAACCGATTCAGAAAGTCCTGGTAGCCGCCTGAACCACCTGCATCATCGGGCGGGCAGGCGCGCTCGCCGGCCTCGACCCAGGCAAAGCCACCATCGCTCGGACTCGGTTTGACGTCTCTAATCTCTTCGATCTTGAGGCGGTGCAGCCAGCCGTCGCCGAAGTCATAGACGTAGTCGCAGATATCGCCCTCGGCCAGCAACTGGTTGAGGC